GTGTTGCAGAATAATCTCGTCAGCGCCGAATGCGTGACGTGGAACGAATATGATGGGGAAATGGACGACCGCAACGGGCTCCAAATCCTTGAGCAAGTCACTCCGCGCTATAACATCACGCGCACCACAAACGGCGTGAAGGATCTCACCGCTGGCACGGACGGCACTGTTTTCGGTTCCGAACTGTTCACGGTTGACGGCACGTTCAACGCGAACATGGGGTGGGGCGATTTCGTCAAGATCAAGTCGATTGGCGACGCACGCGAAAGCAAGGCACTCCTGGGTGCCGCGACGTCAATGGCTGAAAAGATCGACGCCTATATTTTGCAGGTAGCCGCTCTCGCATCGGCTGACTGGACCGGCACCGCTGGCTCTGGCACTGCGATCAATAACTGGGTGGACGCTGTTGCAGGCTATACCCGGTTGAAGGAAAATGGCGTTGGCGACGACAATCTGTCCTACGTCATGAATTATTTCGACATGCAGAACCTTGGTGATCAGGTTGTGAAGCTGCCCGCTCCGGACAACTTCTCCACTTCGACCTATCGCAAGGGCTTCTCGGGCGAATTGAATGGCGTCAAGACGCTGTTTACCAATCAGCTTCCGGTGCTGACGGTCGGCACGCGCGTTGCGACCAACTGCTTGGTCAATGGCGCAAACCAAAACGTCAACTATTCGGCAGTCGCCAAGGCTGGCACGGTCAACGGCCGTCGCCTGACACAGAACCTTATCTGCGACGGCGTTGCAGCGGGTGCGACTGTCAAGGCGGGTGAAGTCTTTACCGTCACCGGCTCAAATGCCTATGACAACCGGAAGCAATCGGCGGTTTCCCCGGCTCGCTTGCAGCAATACACGGTTGTTGCAGACGCTACGGCTGACGGTGCTGGCAATATCACCTTGGTGATTTTCCCGGCCATGATCGTCCCCGGCTCGGGTGCTGGCGATGATATCAACATCAACCAGGCTCACGCCACTGTGACAGCGGCACCGGCCGATAATGCGCAGCTTACCTTTATCGGCGCTGCGAACGCGAACCTTACTCCACGCATGATCTTGCAGAAGGAATCAATCGTGGTGAATACGGTTCCGCTGATCCTGCCTGCTTCGGACACGTCGATGCGTCGGCGCCTTTCGAAGATCCCGCTTACTGTTCGTATGTGGCAGCACAGCAAATTCGATACGGGTGAACATAAGGTGCGATTTGACGTGGCTATGAACGCTAACATTCGTCAGCGTTTGCGCATCACTCGCATCAACGGCGCTTAATTTATTGGGCGCGCTTCGCTAGTTCTCCGGCGAAGGTTGATAGGCCCCGATCACTCCCGTTGTGGTCGGGGCCTTTATTCCTACGGGAAGGGTCTTTTGAAATGGCACAGGTCAAAGAACATTATAGACCGCAAGCGATGGGCGCAGGAACGTCCTATGTTGTGGGCGGGATCCACATTTCCGGATTTCTGCCTACCGTCGCGGGGACCATGACAATCACCGATGCAGACGGCACCGTGCTTGTCAGCGCGCTTCCATTGACGGCCGGGGTTTATGTGCCAATTCCATTGCTGTTCAAAACCCCAATGGGCGGCACCGTGGCATTGACAACGGCGGCTGGCACGCTGTTCATTTAAGAGGATAGGCAAATGGCTGCTTCTGACTCCATTACACTTTCGAGCAAATCAAGCAGCCGCCGATTTTTCAGCGGCGCTCCGATCTCGCTACCCGCTGTATGGGTGAATGCTTGGCAGCTTGCCGAATTCACTCCCGACGTTTCTTATTTCGGGGATCCACGCGCGCCTTATGGTGACGTTGGCGTTACTCCGGAAGCGCTGTTTGATCGTTTCTCTGTTGCACGGAAATCACCGCTGGCAACTTTCTACGTGAACGTAGGCACAGGATCAGACGCAAACAATGGGCTCACTCCCGGCGCTGCCAAGAAAACCATTGGCGGCGCAATCGTTGCTGCAAACACGGCAGCAGTGGCATCGCAAATCATTGTGGCGGCGGGTGACTATAACCGAGCAAACGGCTTCTATCAGGCCGGCACAGGTGCCCCGGCCGTCGATATTGCATTTATCGCAAACGGCTTGGTGACAACCGGAACGTGGGACGATTACGCGGCACCGTCCGCTGACGCGACATTCACCAATACCTATTCCTTTGCACTGGCGAATGCCAATCGTGTGGTTGATCTCACCCAAATCGATCGATTTGGAAACTATGTGGAATTAACTCCGGTTTCGACGCCTGCCATCTGCAACCGCACACCGAATTCTTGGGTGATCAATGCAGGCACAATTTATCTCAATCGTGCTGACGGCGTGCAACCTACACAGACCACAACGCGGATCTATCGGGCGAACGTCGATAATATGCGCGTGACAAACCCGGTGAATATTTTTCTCGGGCTTGCCGATAATAATTCGCTTTGGGATTTCCAAGGCGGACAGGTCGGATGCGTGCGCTACAACCCGACGACAAAACCGGCTGCGAATAAGGCATTTGTCGTCAAGCGAGCCAATTTCCGCTATGGTGGCGGATCCACCAACACGGCAGGCAACGGCGTGGCTGTGGATAGCATTCACGGGATTGCAGCGTTCTTCCAGTGCCAAGCCGATGCAAATTGGTCCGATGGCTTCAACTTCAAGAATGCGCTCACGCCTACAACGCGCGGCTATATGCTGACGGTCAATTGCGGTGCCGATGATAACGGGCGCGGTGCTTCACAGTCGAACAACGGCTGGACAAGTCACAACGACGTGACAGGGCTCGACGTGTGCGGGATCTATGAAGGCAATCGCGGCGGCACATATCGCTCGATTGACACGTCGATTTCGTGGCTTGTCAGTCCGAGCGTCAAAGATGACTTCGGGGATATTTGGGCCGGTGGCACAATTCAGCCGACGATGTTTCGTGTGGACAATTCTGCGCGCCACTATGTCACGGATCCAAATCTCGATATCAAGGGCACCGGCTTCCGTTTCTACGCAGCGGCGGGCGCTTATATCGCGGTCAATAATGCAATACCGTCGCGCTTTACGGATTTTGCTGGCGGAACAATCGACACATTTTAACCAAGGAGAAAGTGAATGTCCGAATTTCAAGCATGGCCTTCATGGCGCTATGGCCCCAACGGCGCAAGCAAGCTCTGTGAAAATGAAGCAGAAGTGCCAAAGGGGTGGGTGGATCATCCGGAAGCTGCCGAAAAGCTCACCGAGAAGGCCGCGAAGCCCGCCAAGGAAGCTGAAACCAAGCCTGCCGGTGAAGAAACCAAGGCTGATGTTGACGCGGCCGGGGTAGCATTTGATCCAGCCTTGCACGCTGCCTCGCGCTCCTTTACGAGCAAGGGACTCTGGCGCATGAAGGTCGGTGTGAAGCGGCCGGAAGCTCCAAATCTCGATCTATAATTATGGGGTGCTTCCGTGGCCGTTTTGGTATCGTCGATTATCACAGACGCTTTCCGAGAGGGGAATATTCTTCCTCTCGGTAAAGCGCCTACGGCTCCACAAACGACGGAAGCACTTCGACTTTTCAACGGTGTGATCAATGCCATTTATGGCGGTGATGCGGGCGAGGAATTAGGTGATTGGCCTTTGGGCACTTACGGCCGCGAAAGCAAAGCGGATCCGATCAACTACACCCAGGATCAACTCCAACGGCCTACAATCAACCGGCGTCTGATCGCGGTCAATACGGAAGCACTGACGGTCTATTTGACCGTGTGGCCCCAAGACGGCGCCCGTATGGGGGTCGCGGATCCTTTCGGCCGTCTCGCGGCTTTTCCAGTGACGTTGGATGCCAACGGCCGAACCATCGAAGGCGCGGCAACCAAATTGCTCAATACGAACGGACTATTTCAGGAATGGTTCTATCGTGCGGATCTCGGGCAGTGGGTGAAGCTGTCTGCGCTGACTGAAATTGATAATCTGCCGTTCCCGGATGAATTCGAATCGTTTTTCATTCTCTTGCTCGCCATGCGTCTAAATCCGCGCTACGGCCGGAGTATGGACGAACAGAGCGCGGCGATCTTCAAGCAGGGCCGCACGAGCTTTGTAGCGCGCTATCTGCAATCCATGCCACTTGAAATCGACGACAGTATTTCGTGGCCGTTCATGAGTATGCAGAGCTACGATCAGCAGCGGCAGTTTTCTTCATCCCCAGGATTTGATCGCGGCGGCTATTTTTATTGGGGGAATTAGGCATGGCTGATATCCCTCTCGCCAAAAGCGATTATTTCCGGGAAGTAGCGAAGGAAGCGCGCATTACGATGCGCAACCGCTATTTCGAAGAAAATCCGGTTTTGACAGACAAGCAATCGGCGCTGATTGCACGCATGGGAATGCGCCGTTGGATCTATGTAGGCGACGGGCCGATCCGCAACGTCTACAGCCAGCCGGGCAGTTTCAGCGATGCTCTTTTCGTGGCGAGCTATGACAAACTGTGGCGCGTCAGCACAACCGGCGTTGTCACGCTGATTGGCGATATCCCGAGCAACAGCATTGACGGCTTTGTCTCGATGGCAGCGACAAGCAACATCGGCACAACCCCGGCATATCTCTTTGTCGCGGCCGGATCGTCGCTTATGTGCTATATCGAAAATGGATATGCGCAGGGCACGATCTCTGGCACCCCGGCAAACAATGACGTCGTGGTAGTCGGAACGACCTATTACAAATTCACAAGCGGCAGCGTCAACGCGGGCACACCGGCAGGCACGAATGCAAATCCGTGGCTCGTGGCTTTGGGTGGCACAGCGGCGGAAGCATGGCAAAACCTTGCAGATGCGTTTGGTAAAACCGGCGTTCCCGGCACGCAGTATAGCGGGCTCCTGACAGCCAATACGCAAATTCAGGTGATCATGATTTCGTCCACATTGGTGACGATCCGTGCAACCCTGATTGGCGCGCTCGGAAACTCGATTGCGACGACAGAAACAGGCGCGGCGATAGCCTGGACGGCTGCGACGTTGACAGGTGGCGGCGCTGCCTCATGGTTCCAAGTCGATATGCCGGATGACGTCGGCGTGATCAGCGTTGGCTATATCGCCAGCTATGTCGTTGTGGTGCCCGCGCAAGGCCAAGGGATCAACGGCCGCTTCTACTGGATCAACCCCGGCGAAACGACAGTGGACGCTCTCGATTTCGCCACGGCCGAGCGTGCGCCGGATCCTATTTCCAGCGTTGTCGTTTTTGGGGATCAATTCTGGCTTCCCGGCACAAAGACAACGGAACCTTGGTATTTCACCGGAAATATCGACACGCCTGTTTTGCGTATGCAAGGCGTGGTTTTTGACCGTGGCGCATGGGAAGGGACAGCTATTCAGATTAAGGATAGTATGTTAATTGTGGACACGGAAGGAGCCGTTTTTCAGATTAGTGGCGGATTGAAGAAAATCAGCCGTCCCGATATCGAGGAACGCATTCGAAAATCGATTCAGTATCAGGCGTCATTGGTTCCCTGATTGGAGTAAAAGAAATGGCCGCTGTTTGGTGTGATGATTTCAAGAGCTACGGGACCACTCCCGCCTTCCTGCTTGACGGGCTCTACGCGTCTGCGTCATGCCTTCTCGTGGAGGATCCGGATCCGATTATCACCGGCACGGTTTTGAAGCTCGGGACCGTGGCTTTTTTCGACAATCTGCGCAAGGTGCTGCCGTCCGCACAGGCAACCGTGGGTATGTGCGCCCGTGTGTGGTTTGAGGGTCTGCCGGGCGGTGCTGAAAATCCCTGCTTCTTCCGCTTCAATGACGGTGCAAACACTACGCACGTCTCGATTGCGATCACAAGCACCGGGGTAATTCAGGCTTGGCGCGGAACGCAATCTTTCCCGACAGGCACGCTCTTGGGTGCCACAACCGGGCCGGTAGTCGCAGCCAATTCCTTCAACCATATCGAAGCCAAGGTGAAAATCAGTGACACCGTGGGCACCGTCGAAGTGCGTGTGAACGGGGTTACAGTGCTCAATCTCTCCAACCAGGATACCGGCAACAGCGCGGACTTGACTGTTGCACAGGTTGTGCTCGCGCCGTCTGGCCGGGGAGATCTCGCAACGCAGGTGCTCCCCATCTATTTCAAGGATTTCTTCGTTTGGGATAGCACGGGCGCACGGAACAACAATTTCGCCGGGACTGTGAATGTCGTCAATCTGACACCCGATTCTGACGTTGCTCTGACGTGGACGCTTTCGGGCGGCGCGACAGGTTTCAGCTTGGTCAACGAATCGCCGCCCGTCGATAGCTCATTTATCAGCGCGGCATTCCCTGCACCGGCCGCTGACAAGATGGGGCAGACAAATCTCCCGGCTGACGTCACGAGTGTGAAAACTCTCATGACGCTTGTGAGGGCACGCAAGACAGATGGTGGCGACGGTCAATTGCAGGTTGGCTTGATCTCGGGCGCTTCGACGGCCTTGGGGGCCAACCGGCCAATCACGACGGCGCCAACCTATTATTCTGACATTCAGGAGACGGATCCAGTGACCGGCGTTGCGTGGCTTCCAACGGCCGTGGACGCATCCAATATCCAATTCAATCGGACGCTCTAAATGGTTTCGGCGGTCGGCGTAGAAGTCTCGCAAGCGCGGGACCTTGCGGTTTCGGTGGTTGCGTCCGATATAGAGCTTTCTTTTGCCCGCGCCTTCGCGGTCATCAATTTTCCGACTGCCTCAATGGAAGTTTCACAGGCGCGCTCGCTCGTCACGCTCGGCATGGGCGGCACGACGATTGAAATATCACAGGCGCGCACGCTCGGGGTGGTTCGCGGACGCATCGGAAATCCTAAGCTGCGTGTTTGGACTTTCAGCTTGGACGGGCACGATTTCTATGTGCTCCGGCTCGGGGATAGTGAAACGCTCGTTTATGATCTCTATTCAGAGCAATGGGTGGATTGGGCAAATTTCCAGAAAGAATTCTGGCGATCCAACAACGGGCAAAATTGGGCCGGTGCGTCGAAGCTGGCTTACACTTATGGGAGTGACGTGGTTGTAGGGGATGACACCTATGGGCTTCTGTGGTTTCTGGATCCCGAACAGCCTTATGATCAGGATCCGGATTATCTCGCGCCGGTCCAGGAACAGTATTTTGAGCGCACCACAATGGGGCAGGTAGCAATCAGGGGCCGCGAAGTGATGCCCTGCTATGCGTGCTGGATCACGTCCGACATGGGAGATCCTGCTTACGTCGGCGCCGGGGTGACGCTTTACACGAGCGACGACGCAGGCAAGACATTTGACAGTCACGGGCTTGTGACAATCACACCGGGCGAGAATTCGCCGGAACTGTCTTGGTATTCGCTAGGCCAAATCAGCGCGCCGGGGCGCCTATTCAAAATCGTGGACGATGGGGCAATCGCGCGGATTGACGGCTTGCAAATGAATGATCCTGACGATGGCGGGTAAATTTCAGCCTCTCAATCAGGATTTCGCAATCGTAAAGGCGAACGGGCTCCCGACTGAATATTTCATTCGGTGGGCACAGCAGCGGCAAATTGATATCACAACGGCGGTGACGTTTGGGGATCTCGCAAACATCAATGTGATCGCAGGCGTCGGCCTTACAGGTGGCGGGCCGATTGACGCTGATGTGACGGTGGATCTTGAAGATACTGCCGTCGCTCCTGGCACCTATGGTGATGCAACCCATGTGCCGCAAATAACAATTGATCCACAAGGCCGGATTACCAGCGCTGCCGATGTTGTGATTTCGGGCGGTGGCGGCGGATCCACCGGAGAGGCACCCCTTGTCGCTCCGACGCTCGCGGCATATACTTGGCTCAACCAAGGCACTGCCAGCGCAGTAGACAACGGAAACGGAATTTCACTGCTTGCCCCGAGCGCGGGGAGCACACAAGTCCGAGCACTCTATAAGGCAATTGCGGCCGGTGACTTCGACGTCAAAATTAGGATCAAGGGCACAACCAACGGGCTCGGAACGCCTGCATTCGGGATGCTCTGCCAGAATGCAGCATCGGGAAAACTGTTGCTCATGGCTTACGAGCCGAGCGCAAATAATCTTTATTTTCAGCGCTGGAATAGTGTCACTTCTTTTAACTCCCAAGTGTCAGTGAGGGGTGTCTTTCCTGCGTTCAATTGGTTCCGGGTTACTCGCGTCGGGACGACGATCACCTATTATCTATCATCGGACGGCTTCGATTGGCGATCAATTGGCACGGACGCAGAAGGCACTTTTAGCGGCACAATCGACCGCATCGGCTTTTCAGGCAACATCAACAATACCAGCGAAGTGCAATTTACCTGCCAGTCGGTCACAGGATTATGATTGACGCCAAAACCTGAATTTGATAGTGCTTTGATGTTCCCCCGCCGTAGAGCGCTTTTCTTCATAGCCCACCGGGAACCTTGGGGCCTTTTGGAGAACGCTCGACCATGCAACTTGCAGAAATCATCACTTCGGTAATTCACGCAGCAGGCAACCTTGACGTCTCGGGTGAGGAATGGCTTGCGACACCGGGGAATGTGGCAATTGTGCTGCCAAACGATGATATCGCTCTGTTCGACGATAATGAGGACGAGGAAGGGGTTTATCAAGGCCACCTACTGTTCAAGTCGCGCGGCCGGGAAGCCATCGAGAGCGCCAAGGAATGCTTCCGTCGCATGTTTTGCGATCACGGCGCAGAAGTGATTTATGGATTGATCCCGCCTGATCGCAGGGACGTGAAACTCCTGTTGCGTTGGGCCGGGGCAAAGTCTCGCGGTGAGCGCTATTCGGTGCACGGGCTCTGCGAATTGTTTGTTCTATCGAAAGATATGTGGAAAGGTTCCCACTCATGAGCTTTCTCAAGCCCAAAGCCGCTAAATCAGAATCGATCAATACCAATAAGGATTTGATCAATAATACTTATTCCGGCTCGATGACGTCCGGCACAGGTGCACAGAATTTCCTTGCGCAGCTTCTCGGGATATCCCCCGGCGCAGTAGGTCAAGGCGCCAACGCGGTCGGCAACGCAGCAAACGGGATCGCGGCCGGTGGTGGTGCCGAACAGGGCTACAACAATTATTTGCAGATGGCAGGCTATGCCCCGGCAATGCGTCAGCTTTCGCAAGGCGTCACAGGTCAAGGAGCAGCGGCCGGGATCCTCAACAGCGGATCGACTGCGAAAGCCTTGCAGACGCGCGGAACCGAATTGAACCAATCCTTCTTCAATAATTATCTGCAACAGCTTGTCGGGCTCTCGGGCCTTGGGTTGCAGGCAGGTAATCTTGTGGCGAATGTCGGACAGAAATCGACCAATACGGGGCCAAAGGCGTCCGGCCTTGGAAGCATCGCTTCGACCGTGGGAGGCATCGCGTCGATTTTCTCTGATCGTCGATTGAAGCACAGTATCCGCAAGGTGGGTGAATTTACCGATGGCCTTGGGATCTATTTCTTCTCTTATCTCGGCTCCAAGCAACGGCTCAAAGGCGTCATGGCCGATGAAGTTGCAGAGCTTCGGCCGTGGGCACTTGGCCCCAGGATTGCGGGCTATGCAACGGTCAATTATGGGGCTCTATAATGGATATCGGAAACTTTCTCCAAAATCTGTTTCAGCCGCAAACGATTTCAAGCGGTGTGCCATCTAGCGCATCCTATGGAACCGGACAGGGAATGCCGCCTGAAACAGACGTGCTGCAAAGGTTGCTCGGCGGAAATCCCGTGAACGTCATGCAGCAAGCCGGGATTACTCCCGACATGGCACAACCCGCTCCTGTTCCACAGGCACCGCAACCGGCTGCACAGGCTCCCCGGCCGCGTCGATCCCTGCTTGAGACAATCGGCCGGATCTCGGACGTGCTGGCGACGACAGGCGGCGCGCAGCCTTTGTATGAACCGACAATCAACGCACGGGAAGATCGCGCGCGGCAGATCCAGGCCGATCAGCAGAAGTTGGCGATGGGCAATTTTGAGCTTGGCGACAAAGGTAACGCTCGTGCCGGTATGGCTTTCCGGGGCTTGCAGGCGATCCAGCGACGCGGCGGCGATATCAATGCAGCGTGGCCCATCCTTGCACAGCAAGCGGGAATTCCGCCCGAGCGTGCAGCAGAATTGGCTCAAATTTTTGCACAAAATCCAGAAGCGGTTGACGGGCTCGCGGAAGCCATCAACGGACATGAAGGCAAGTATGCCAAGCAGGTCAATATTGCCGTGGATCCAGCGACGGGCAAAACGCTTGCCTATCAGGTGGACGATTCCGGGAATGTGCACCAAGTCGAATTGCCGGAAGGCTATAACCCGGTTGATCCTATTCAGGCGATCAACACGGGCGGATCCACGCAAATTGTCGGACGCAATACCGGCACAGTGAAAAAGATCCTGCCAAATACCGAACGGCCGGGCGCAGCAGCGGATCGCAACAGCCGTGAGCGTATTGCGGGCAACCGGGATGCAACAGCCGTTACGATTGCCGGGATGCCCGCGCGTGCACAGCCGGGCCAAACAGGTGGTGTGTCAACGGCAGCAGCAACAGCGCTTCCCTTGCTCTCCAATATGCGTGAATCTCTCAAACGCTTCCGTGATGCCGGTGGAATTGCTGCGCCGGGCATGACAGGCAAGGGCCGATTGAATTCCGCTGCACTTGAGAATGTGCCGCTCTATGAACGCGTCACCAATCCGGAAAGCTACTCTGCCCGGCAGGATTTGAACCGGCTGGCGACGGAAGGCGTATTCCAATTGCTCCCGCTCTTGTCTCCGACGATCAAGGTGGGCTCACGCAATTTTGATACGGAAAAAGAATTCCAGCGGTTGAGCAACGCGATCTTGAACGCAAAGGATTACAATTCGGCACTCCGTGGCATTCAAGATATGGAAAACCTGATCAATGCAGGCTTGAAGCAGCCGACAGCGCCGAGCGCAGCACCGGCCGCGCCGCGTAGAACGGTCAAACCCGCTCCGTCATCGAACAGTGGTGGATGGGGTAAAGCCACAGTGGTGGGGCGCTAATTTATGCCGACGTATGCGATCAAGGCACCGAACGGAAAAACGTATCAGATCGATGGACCTGCCGGTGCATCGGATGATGCCGTTCGTATGCAGGTCTTGAAGCAATTTCCGGAAGCCGCTGGATCTACTGCGCCTGCAAAACCCCGCCAATTCACGAGTGATGAAAAGCTGTTCATGGCGGCAGCGACACCACAGCCGAAAAAGTGGGAAGGGCTTCCTCCGGCGAAGGCAAAACAAATTCTGGCAACGGCCCAAGAGTCCCTTTTGCGCAAAGCGGGGAGCGATCCTGCGATGCGTGCACGCGTCTTGGAATCGTTCAATACGCATCCGGATATGCAAAGGCTTCGCCAGATTGCCGGACTGCCGCAATTCATGACACGCAAGCAGGCGGTCAAGGAAACTGCGCGCCGAGTAATTCAGGAAAACCGTGACAAGCCTTCTGCGATCCCGGTTGGTGTGCGCGATACGGCGGCATCCTTTATCAGTGCAGGCAACGACGCACTGTATGGCATCCCGGCGCGCATCGCGGCGAAACTGACGGGCACACCAAACGACGTCATGCAGGAATTTGCGGCGCAGCAGGGAGAACGCGCACCCGTCAACAATTTCATTCAGACGCTCGGGCTTAGTCTTTTGACCGGCGCCGGGGAAGCGAAAGCTATTGGCGCCGGGCTTTCTCGCGTAGCGGCATCGAGCGCGCCAAAACTCGCACGAGCCGGTAAATTCGTCGAAGATGCTATCACCTTCAAGAAAGGGCAGACAGCCGCGAACGCTGCGCGGATCGTGGGAGCCGGTGGGGCGGCTGGCGCACTAGAAGCCGGTGTGAAAGACAAGTCAGTCACGGAAGGCGCGGCCGTTGGAGCCGCTGGCGCAGGGCTGTTGCTCGGCGGCGGGAAAGTGCTTGGTGCGCTCTTGGTCCGTCCGGCATCCGATTTGCTGCGCACGACCACAGGGAAGGCCATTCTGCGCCGGTATATCCAGACACCTATCGAGGACATTCAGCGCTTGGCTTCCGAGTGGAAGGCGAAAAATCCTGGTATCAAGCGCGAGCCGACGATTTACGAAGTGTTGCCACTGGAAGATCGGGAATCGGTCAAGACTTTCTTGAAGCGTTCGCCTGCGTCCGTGCGGGAATCTGCCGCGTCGCAAGTGAACCAGAGGGCAGCGGAAATTGGTCCGGATCTCGCAGACGTAACATCAAACATTATTGCACCCGCGCAAAATCGGCGCGTGGCAAAAGTGGCAGAAGATCTTGCGACGTCACGCGGGGACACGACACCCACGCCGGATGAATTGGCTCTGGCGGAAAAAGCCGCTCGGGCTCCGCTGGATATGCGTCTCGTGCGCAAGTCGGAAGCGCGGAACATCATGGCGCCACACGACGAAACAACGGCGTATGAAAATATTTCGGATCTCTACCCACAGCATCCGGAAACGACGAAAAAAGGCACCGTGCAAATGGTTGCGGACGATCCGGAAATTATTTCCACGATCCGCAATGCTGCCGGGGCTTTGCGCCTGAAAACCAATATCACGATTGGCAACGTCACCAAGATCATGTCCCGGTTGAGCAAGAGAGCCTATGCCGGGGACGATCTCGCAGCGCAGGCACTCAATCACATTGAGGATATCCTTGTCAGGGATCATCCGGAAGTGGCTCCTGCAATCGAGCAAATGCGCTCCACGAACGCAGCACGGCGCCGTGTCGAAGAAGGTATGGCAGAAGGTGCACGCACGCGCCTGCGCGAGAATATCCCATCGAGCGACACCAACGCACGCGCCGTTGAAAACGCCTACGGCACACCGGAGGGTGCGACCGGCCGAGCCTTGGGACAAGCAGCACAGATTGAACAAAACGTGCTGGCTTCCCCGTCAGACTCGATCCGTGCAATTGAGGAAATCGCCAATAATCCCACAACACAGGAAGCGATCTCCCGCAATCTCGGTGGTAGCGAAGGGCAGCAAATTGCCGACGCGGCGAAAAGCCAAGCGGAAAGCGCACGCCGGTTGCTTGGACTGAAAAAGGAAACCACACCGGAAGAACGCTCGTCGCTGCAAGGCACGATGCAGGCGCTTCTGTCATTGTCGCCCGGCGCGATGATTGGCACACGGCTGCGCGGCTTCAAGGCATTGGGCAGCTTTTTCAATGGATACCCGGAAGGGCGTGCTCAAACGATTGTGGATGCTCTTTTTTCGCGCAATCCCACCAAGGTGGCAAAGGCGCTCAAATGGTTCAATAATCAGGGCGACAGTGGGAAAGCTGCAATTGCATCGCTGCGCGATAGTCTCGTTGCCGGTGGAGTGGTTGCGCCTCAAGCCAATGAGGCTTTGAGCCAGCCGGATATGTCGCCCGAGATCACGGATCAACCGGCGCAATTGCAAGATGCTCCCCCGGAGGATCCGGCGCAGGCGGAAGGCGATAGCCCCTACACGGCGCAGCTACAGGCGGTTTACGATAATGAAAATCCCGAGCTTCTGGATTTGATCGACCGCGTAGAACAGCAGGAAAGCGGCGGCGATCAGTCAGCCGTTTCCCCGGCCGGGGCGGTCGGAGTAATGCAAGTCATGCCGGACACCGCTCCGGAAGCTGCAAAGCTGGCTGGCGTCCGGTGGGATCCGCAAGCATACCGCACGGACGCAAATTACAACCGGCTCTTGGGGATCGCCTATTTGTCGGAAATGCTGCGCCGCTACGATGGTGACGTGGAAAAGGCTCTTGCGGCGTATAATGCCGGGCCAGGAAGCCTTGAAAGCGCTATGGCGGAACATGGTGATAATTGGCTCGCTGCACTCCCCGGAGAAACGCAGGATTATGTTGCGAGGATTTCTTAAATGACTACTGACAATCCAGAAATTATGCGTATGATTGGCGACATGAAAGGCGAATTCGGAGAATTACGCGGGCAGATGCGCGAATTAATGCACAATATGAACGATCTTACGACCA